CAATCCAAGACCAGATAGAGGTAGAAAAGAATCAACTTCTTACTATGGATTTAATCCAGTTGCAGGTACAGGAATATTATCTAGTGCTGAAGTAGGAACAGTAACAGTGAGTACAGAATAATGGCTTGGACATATACAACATTAAAAACAGCAATACAGGATTATACAAATAATACTGAAACTACATTTAATAATAATTTAGATGATTTTATAGTTACTACTGAAGATAGAATACAAAAATTAGTTTCATTACCTTTTTTTAGAAAAAATGTATCTGGTACTTTAACTAATGGTAATCAATATTTATCATGTCCAACTGATTTTTTAGCATCTCATACTTTAGCAGTAGACAATAGTGGTTATGAATATTTGTTATATAAAGATGTAGCTTTTATAAGAGAAGCATATCCTGATAGCACATCAACAGGTATTCCTAAATATTATGCAAGATTTGATGAAGATAGTTTTATTGTAGCTCCTACACCTAATAGTAATCTTACAGTAGAGTTACACTATGAATATACTCCAACATCAATTACAACATCTGCAGATGGAACTAGTTGGTTAGGAACAAATGCATCAGATTGTTTATTATATGGCTCTTTAGTAGAAGCCTATACCTTTATGAAAGGTGAACCAGATGTACTAACAAATTATCAAAATAGATTTAATGAAGCAGTTTCTAGACTTAAAAATTTAGGCGAAGGAAAAAATACTAAGGACAACTATAGAAGTGGTCCTGTAAGACAGCAGGTAAGTTAATGTTTAGTGTAGATGTAAAGCCAACAGTTGGAACTGTAAGTGTAGAAACAACAAATAATACAGGTTTAAGTCCAGAATATTGGACAGAAAGAGTAGTAAATAAAATTGTAAGTATAAGTGATAATGCTGACCCTATGGTAAAAGCCCAAGCAGAAGCGTTTAAAGACACAATACAACAAGTTATTTTATTATATATGAAGCAAGCTATTGCAAGTGATAGAGCAACAGTAGCTGGTTTATTAGAAAAACAAGGTCATAAACAAATGGCTGATATCATAAGGAGAATATAATGGCAATATCACAAGCAATGTGTACATCATTTAAAAAAGAATTAATGACTGCTACACATAATTTTACTGCAGCAAGTGACCAATTTAAGTTAGCACTTTATACAAGTAGTGCTTCTTTAGGTGCAGCAACTACTGCATATACTTCAAGTAATGAAGCAAGCGGAACAGGTTATACAGCTAAAGGTGCATTTTTAACAAGTGTTACCCCTACTACATCTGGAACAACTGCATTAACAGACTTTAATGATTTAACTTTTAGTACAGCTACAATTACAGCTAGAGGTGCTTTAATTTATAATGAAGCTGCAACTAGTGACCCATCAGTATGCGTATTAGATTTTGGTGGTGATAAAACATCAACTAATGGCGACTTTACTATTCAATTTCCAGCAGCAGACGCTTCAAACGCAATTATAAGAATAGCCTAAAATGGCTGGATGGGGTCGTTCTACATGGGGTAATGGTCCTTGGGGTCAACCCGCAGTAACCTTAGTAAATGTAACAGGTGTTGCGGGTACTTCAGCATTAGGTTCTGAAACTGTAATAGCAAAAGCTTTAGTTAGTGTAACTGGAGTTAATGCAACATCTTCATTAGGAAATGAAACTATAGTTGCTGAAGCAAATGTAACAGCAGCAACAAATGTAGGTACATCAGCTTTAGGAAATGAAACTGTTGTAGCAGAAGCAAACACTTCTGTAACAGGTAATACAGGTACTTCAGCATTAGGCAATGCAATTACAGCAGGTGCAGCAGTAACAGGTGTATCAGCAGTAGCTTCAACATTAGAAGTTGGTGATGAAATTGTAACTGCAAGTGCAGTAATATTACCTACAGGAATATCTGCTACAAGTGAATTAGGTTCTATAACTTTAGAAACTAATAATATTTTAGCGGTAACAGGATATGTAGGAACTACTACGTTAGGAAGTGTTACTGCAATAGCAAAAGCTGTAGTAGAAGTAGAAGGATTAAATGCAACAGGTAATATACAAGGAGTTAATGTTTGGGGTTTAGTTAATACTTCTCAAACACCTAATTATCAAACAATAACAACAACACAAACATCTAATTATCAAGAAGTTTCAACAACACAAAATCCAGACTGGAGTGAAGTTGCTTGATACAATATAATTAATACGAGGAATAAAAAATGGCAAGTTCATATGTAAATGATTTAAGATTAAACGAAATGGCTACTGGTGATGCTAGTGGAACATGGGGTGATACTACAAATACTAATCTTGAATTAATAGCAGAAGCTTTTAGTTATGGCACAGAAGCCATTACAACTAATGCTGATACGCATACTACTACTATAGCTGATGGAGCTACAGACCCAGGCAGGTCTATGTTCTTAAAATATACAGGTACATTAGATTCTACTTGTACTATTACTATAGGACCAAATACAGTTTCTAAGCTATGGATTATAGAAAATGGAACATCTGGTTCTCAATCTATTATTATTAAACAAGGCTCTGGAGCTACAATAACCATACCTTCTGGTAAAACTAAAGTTATTTATTCAGATGGTGCAGGTTCTGGTGGAGCAATGTTTGATGCTTTTGCCTCTTTAAATTTACAAACAAGTGGCATTATAGAAACATCTGCTTCAATACAAACAGCTCTTATAGAATATACAGATGGTGATGATGCTATGACTATAGCAGATGGAGGACAAGTAACATTTGCACAAAATATTATAGGCACACTTGGTACAGCAGCTCAAGGAAATATTACAAGTCTTGGTACGCTTACAACACTTACAGTAGACGATATAACAATTAATGGCTCTACTATTTCTGATGGTGCAGATTTAACTTTAGATGTTGGTGGAGAACTTATCCTTGATGCTGATGGTGGAAATATTACGTTAAAAGATGGTGGAACAGAAATTGGTCAATTCCAATTAAATGATTCTAACCATTTAAAACTTGTAGCAAAACAAGCCGATGCTGATATTTTCTTACAAGGTATTGATGGCAGTTCAACAATAACTGCTCTTAGACTTGATATGTCAGCGGCAGGTGAAGCCACATTTAATGATGATATAAATTTAGGCGATAGCAAACGCTTGCGAATGGGTGCAGGTGGAGATTTTGAAATTTTTCATGATGGCTCAAATAATTACATTAAAGGTGCTAGTAGCGACCAAGATATAATTTTTCAAGGCGTAGATGGCGGCAGTGCAATAACAGCCCTAACCCTTGATATGTCAGCAGCAGGTGCTGCAACTTTTAATGCAGGTGCAACTTTTGGTGGTGACATTACTATTTCAGAAGGCACTCCAGCAATAAATTTTACAGATACCGACAATAATTATGATGCTTCTATAGCAGGCTTAAGTGGCTCATTAATATTAACTGCTGATGCAAATGCAGAGTTTGGCACTGAAACAATACAATTTCATACAGGCGGCACAGAACGCTTCCGCATAGCTTCAGACGGCTCTCTATCCACCCCAACCGCAGGAACTTCTAACGTCCGCTTTGGTGTCAACGCAGGTAACAGCCTTCAAAGTGGTGGTAATTATAATACTCTTATAGGAGATAACGCAGGTACTGCTCTTACTACTGGTGACCAAAATACTGCTTTAGGTTTCAATGCATTACAATCAGAAGATACTGGTAGTAGAAGTACCGCAATAGGTGCTTACACATTAGTTAATCAAAACAATGATGCTTTAAACTATAATACTGCTGTAGGTTATTCTGCTCTTAATGCAAACACTACAGGTATACAAAATACAACAGTAGGTGCATTGTCTTTAGATGCGAATACAACAGGTGATTCAAACACAGCAGTAGGCTATAATTCATTAGGTGCTAACACTACTGGTATTGCTAATGTAGGTTTAGGTCAAAATTCTTTAGCTAACAACACTACAGCATCTGATAATACTGCTCTTGGTTCTCATTCTTTAGATACTAATACTACTGGTGCTTCAAATACTGCTGTAGGTAGAAACGCTTTAAGAGCAAACACTACAGCTTCAAACAATACTGCTGTCGGTAAACATGCTTTAACAGCAAACACTACAGGTTCTGGAAATACCGCAGTTGGTAATGCAACTTTAGATGCTAACACTACAGCCGACAACAATACTGCAATAGGTAATCAAGCATTATCAGCAAATACTACAGGTTCACTAAAC